ACAGGTAAATAAATACCTCAATCATTCCTTCTAAGTGTTCTTTTGATTTAAACGTTTTCATTTTACCTCCCAATTTTTACCGTTATACTTATAGTATCTTTTCTCTTCTTTTTTAGATAGTCTGTATAAGATCCCCATACCAACCATCAACCCTAATATCCCGAAGCCTAAGCCAGCATAAATGATTAGCATGGTTTGAGTCTTAAATTGATTCCTTCGTTGATTGACTTTTCTAGAAGCTTCTCGCAGTCCGATTGCCTATACCGGAATGTTCTCGGACCAACCGCTATTCTTTTTAAAAGACCTCTTTGAACCAGCCATGTGATAATATCTGTCTTTGGCTTTGCCTTTCCTGAAGGATTGTAGATCCCTAAAATCTCAAGAGCTTCTACTGAGTTTAATAGCCCGTTGCGTGTCATGCGAGTATTTCTTTTTCTTTTAGTTCCAGCTCCTCAGAAATTGCGAGAAGGGCTTGCTTTGTGGTGAGCATTAAGCTGTTTGAATCAATCCATCGGTCAATGGTCGCTATGTGTTTATTGAACTCATATGCCAACCTGGCCCTTGCTTTTTGGCTGTTTTTCAGCTTTTCTAGTACTTCTTGTTTTATTCCAGACATTTTATATCTTTGTTTAGATTTATGTTTACAAAAGTACAAACTTTTTGTACGAAAGTCCAAACTTTTTGGAATAAAGTTATTAACATTTTTGTATCATGCACGAAGGCAAGGTTTTAAAGCAAACGATTGATTTGAGCGACTATAAAATAGAGCAAGTCCTTGATATTACTGGTATATCTAAGGGGCAGCTTTATAACCTTTATAAGGAGGAGGTGATTGATGATAAGTGGAAGGATAGACTAAAGAAGCTAAAGCTTTCGTTCACTTGGGGTACAAAAAGTACAAATATTTCACTAGAACCAAAACCTATTCCTGTGTATGACGTTGATTTTACCGCCGGACACGTTACCCAGTTACAAGATTTCCCTGAGCTTATTGTCGGGTACGTTCATTTTGCAAGTTTTAAAAACTGTATAGCCTTTGTTAAGGTAAAAGGCAACTCTATGTTTCCAACCTTCACGGCTGGCGATATGATTGGACTGGAGCCGCAAGCCGACATGAAATACATAGAGTATGGCCAGCCTTACGGAATTGTGACCAAAACTGGATTAAGCTTGGTAAAAACAATCAGAAAAGGATCAGACGATGATAATTTAATCTTGAGATCCAACAATAAGGAATACGACGATATAAGTATTCATAAAAAAGACATACTTAGGTTATACAAAGCTCACGGGCCAATAAGAGATACTTTTTATTAAACAAATAAATCATGAAAAGAATAATTTTAGTGCTATTAATACCTATCGCCTTTAAAGCACAGGATACCATTATTAAAAAAGCTGGTGAAGTAATCTTGTGTAAGATAACTAAGGTAACAACGGCTAATATATTTTATACAGAGAATAAGATTGGAAAGACTATCCCGATTAGCGAGACAGGATATTATTCAAAGCCTTTACAGTCTCAACAAACTACTTCTATACCCGCAAAAGCAGAAGATTGTCACGTTAAAAGAGAAGTCGATAAATTCACCAACGAAGTGCAATTAAACGCTGATTTCCCAAAGTGGTTCAGAATAATCAAATACGTTAAGGGGGGAAGAGCAACTTACTACGCATCTTTATGGACTGAAGGTACAACCGGAAACTACGCAAAGAAAGGAGCCATTATACTTTTTGAAGATGGAAGTAAGATTACAAAAGATGAAGCCGAGATTGACTGCGACTATAGGGCTGGGGTTATGTATGATTACACGGCTTTCTTCCCTTTAAACGATTGGGACCTATCTCTACTCACTACAAAGAGAACAGTAGGAGTAAGGCTATTTGTTGTTGATAGGGAATGGGGAGAAAAAAAGGGCGACAATATTAAGGAACAACTTAACTGTTTGGTTAATGCCAATTAAACATTTTGTATAATACAATTAGTTGAAGAAAGGATGGTCTATTACTTTATTTGCTGCGTATTCAGCATCAATGTCAATGTAGTCAAATAGTTGTTGCCTTGACTTCCAGCCTCCAAGCTTCATTATTATTTCCGGTTCAAGCCCTGAGTCATATAAATGTCTGGCTGCGGATCTTCTTGTTGTATGGGTTTCAACTAGCTGATATTTGGAATAAGAAACCTCCTTTTTAATCCCGTCCTTAAATTCGGTAACAAGAACCTTGTCATTTATCTTTGCCAGCATTGCAAGCTTTTTCAGTCTTTCATTGCTTTTAGAATTTGATCCTTCAATCTTAAAGTTATTCTTTTTGAGAATTGAATATACTTTTTTCCTAATCGGAATCAGAACAGGAGTTTTTGTTTTTTGAGTTGAGAGATTTAGAAAGTGTTTCCCGTCACGCAATAAGATGTTTTTTTCACTTATACTTATAGTGTCGCTAAATCTTAAAAGGAAATTATACGCAACCTGGAAGCGTTCTTGTTCAGGGATGAGTTCGGGGTATTCTTTAAGATTAAAGTTAGAAATCCTTTCTACTTCATCAACTGTCAGTTTAAGTTTAAACACCTTCTCATATCCTACTGAGTATTTAAACTCGGAGTTATTATGAATCTTACCGAAGCTGTGAGCGATAACAGCCTTTAAGTTCTTAATTATCTTAGTAATGTAATTATGTTTATACTCCTGACTGATTAGGTAAGTAACGAATTTGTTATACCATTCATTCTTAAAGCTCGAGAACTTAACTTTTGGATCAAACGCCTTTAATAATTCAAGACCTCCTCCAAAGCTTTTTATATAAGATTCTGACAGCCTTGTTTTGTTCTTTGAATGTAGAATAACACCATCCTTCATTAATTGTATATAGTGTTCGTAATAAGTAATGGGCGTATATTCACCCTTAACCTTCTTTAGTTCCTTGACTCTTAAATCCCGGTTTTTTAACCAGGCCCTTTCAAGTTCGGCTATCTTTTCCGTAAGGCTGTTATTTATGTAATCGTGGTTAAGCTTTATCTTCTTGACTTTGCCAGCATCGGAATCCCACTCGGAAGGTTTAACGTAGTGATCGGTAGCAATCAATTCTTTCTCTCCGTCAGAATAAATGTATATCTTTACCTGAGCAGTTCCATCGTTCTTTATATGATGTCCTAGTATAGGTTTGATAACCATTGTAGAATAATTGTAGAAAAAATCAGGGTTTAAAGGTGGTTATAAATGTTTTAAAAAGGAAACAAAAAATCCATCAATCTCAATAATATCAAGGCTTTAAGGGGTAATGAGTTGAACATCAAAAAGTAAAAGTTTTGAACATAAAAACTCCCTCTGGAACCACTAGAAGAATAAAGCCAAAGCGGCTGAAACCCTTGAAGGATAATACTTTCAGGGGTTTTTTATTTCCCTTCATTTTGCCACTTGTAGAAATATTGTAGAAAAAATAAGTAGCTGTTAATATTTAAATTAGGTATGCCTAATTAGTTTGACCTAATTTTAAAACGTGGAAACCAAAACTATTATTGACCAACACTACACCGAGTTTTACTCTTATTATCAAAGGGTATGTAAGCAGTATTATAAAGGGTATTACTTGTGGGAAGACATGGCTAATGATTCTTATGAGGCTGTGTTAAAAGTTAATCCTTCCGTTATCCTTAAGTTTCAGGCAAGCGGGACATTAAGAAACTTAGTCCTATTAGTTATGAAGGGGCTTTATCAAAAGAGAAGGTTCTCAACCTCAACCCTTCACGAAATCCCAAAGGTAGGATATGAAGTAAATCTGACTACTAAATACACTTCAACTAAAACCCACGAATTAAAAGAGATCGAGTTTACAAGAATGGAAAGAGCAGTAGAGGAGGCTTTACAAAGTCCCGACAAGTGGTTTCCGGTATCGGTGTTTCTTCAGCTTCAAGAGGAGTCAGTAACGGATATGAGTAAGAAGACCAAGATAAGTCACTACTGTTTAAGGAACGCCAGGGAAACGGGAAGAAAGTATTTATATACAGCCGTTAAGCAAAACAAACCCTAACTGTATTATTATAATTATGGAAGAAGCATTAAAACATTTTCAATCCAATCTACCAACCTTTCAACTTTGGATAGATACTAACGCCAGACTTCAATGGTCAAGCGACATCTTACAGCCATTAATCAAGCCTTTCAAAGAAGCTAACCCAAGCGTAAACGTTCACGGAGGCTGTCAGGACTGTATCATAGATATGTTAATGTGGTATAAGATTGAGCTATCAAAATCACAGAAGCCCGAAACCAAACCTAAAAAATAAATGGAACCCGAAAACCAAACTGAAATTAAAAATCTACCACCTCCGGTAGAAATGACTTATGATGAGCTTCAAGAGGCTTATTGTAAAGTTTTAGTAGAACTATCTGACTACAAACACGGCAAAGTAATTCGCAGACCTATTGCCTTACCTAATGACCTTACCTTAAAAGAATATAACTGGATGGTTGATTACTTAAAAGATCAAAGGGTAAAGATCCTAAACCATAAAGCAGACATCCCTAAAAAGATAAAAGAGAATTGAAGTATTATTTAACTCATACCTGCGGAGCTAACAGTTGGATCTATGTAGACACTTTACTGCCTGTCTACGAGGTTATCAAACGCTCTGCGGGTATAAGGTGCTGGAACTGTAAAGCAATAATGAAAGAACAGGAATTAACTTATTTGAATAAATGATAGAGTTTTGGTTTATCATTTTAGTCGGAGCTGTTGCCCTGTATGTAGTGGTTGCAGATTTTATATTGTTTACCAGAAAGAAAGCCCGAAAGGTAACTGATATGACATGGGACTTGCTTCAGGACGAATTTAAAAAGGCTGTCAAGGATGACAATATGCACATGATGGGAAGGCTCTTAAAGCACAATAATAAAAAACACCATGTTCAACCCTAGCAGAAATACATACTTTGAAGGATATACCCATATAGTGTATGTCTACTTAAAAGGTTTTGGGCTTGTTGGATTAAACTTAAATTAAAATGGAAAAGTATAACATAGGCCAATTCATAGCCTGCCAAGCAAACGAAAACACCATCTTAATAGGTAAGATTAACCGTATCTCAATAGATGAAAGGGGAACAAGAGTATGCGCAGCTTTTAAATTGTTTGGCGAGGAATACGATCTATGGGTAAAAGAATCGGCTATTAAAAAAGGAACTGTCATTGAAAGTGGTAGTTATTCAAAATGTTGTAAAGGATAATGGCAGCTCCAAACAATAATCAATTCTGGAAACTTAGATCAAAGCATGGGAGAGATAAGATATTCTCATCTCCTGAAATACTTTGGGAAGCCTGTGTAGAATACTTTGAGGCTACAGATAAAAGGAAGTGGATTAAAACCGAGTTCAATGGAAAGGATGCTGTTGAGTGCCATATACCTAACGAGACTCCTTATACATGGACCGGACTTTATTTGTTCCTTGATATTAGTCATCAAACGTGGCAAGATTATGAAAAGAGGCAAGACTTTATTGAAATTGCTACGCGCGTGAGAAACATAATCTATACTCAGAAGTTCGAGGGGGCCGCTGTGGGAGCGTTTAACCAAACAATAATATCCCGTGACCTCGGATTAAAGGAACAGTCTGAGACCGAACTTAAGGGTACTTTAAATATCCCTGCCCTTCCTGATATTGGAAACCGGAAATAAATACAAATACACTAAAGCTTACTTTAAACTTCTCCGGCTAATACTTGATAATCCAGACGAAAACGTATTTGTTGTTAGGGGTGGTCAAGGAGCAAGTAAGACCATTTCAATTCTACAGCTAATTATCCAAGCCCTCCTTAATTCTGAAAAGGAGGCAACCGTTTTATCTTCGGAGCTATCAAAGATGAAGCGAACAGTTATTCGTGACTATAAGAAGATATGTAAAGACTGGGGGATAATCACTACCGATGAGTTTAATAAATCAGAAAGTAAGCACGAATATCCGAATGATAGCTACATGGATTTTCTTGGAGCAGACGTTACGGATCTTGGAAAGGGATTCAGGCGGGATATCTTATACATAAACGAGGCTAATAAAATGGATATGGAAACTGCCAATCAGTTTATATCTAGAGCAGCCTTAACAATTATTGACTTCAATCCCGATGAGCTGTTTTGGGGAGACGAACTGATTAACGAAAAGAACTTTATAACCTTAACTTTTGAAGATAACGAATACCTGGCAGAGAGCGAGGTAAAAGCAATTTTAGGATATAAAGAAAAGGGGTTTAAGAATCCCGACATTCCTTTTGATGAGTTGTTTAAGCCTGAGAATATACTAAGTAAATACTGGGCGAATAAATGGAGGGTGTATGGTCTTGGATTAACCGGAGCCTTAGAAGGAGTTATTTTTGACAACTGGAAGGAATGTTCCGAGATACCTAAAGATGCAACCTTTATTTCTTATGGGCTTGACTTTGGATTTACAAATGATCCTACTGCTTTAGTTGGAGTCTGGAAGCAGAACGGGGAGCTTTATGTAAAGGAGTTTATTTATAAAACAAGGCTTACCAATTCTGACATATCAGCTAAGCTACGGACTATTCCAATAAACTTTGAGGAGATTGTTTGCGATTCTGCTGAACCTAAAAGTATTGAAGACCTGAGTAGATTTGGCTTTAATGTTGAGGGGGCAAAGAAAGGTCCGGACTCCGTTAAAAACTCTATTGACACCCTTCAGCAGTATAAATTAAATATTACCTCAGATTCCACTAATCTTATAAAAGAACTTAAGACCTATAAATGGAAATCTGACAAAACAGGGGCAGCCCAAAACGAACCGGTAGATTTAAATAACCATGCTATTGATGCCCTCCGCTATGTTGCTCTGAATAAGATTAATAAAGACGATTCAATAGAGTTCTACTAAGCCCTTTACAAAAAACAGGCTAGGTGTATTATTATAAGTATGATACCTAAATCATACGATGAATGCACCGTTGAACAGTTTATGTTTATTCATGAGGTACTTGAATCAAAGGAAGAGAGTACGCCTAAGTTAATAAACTACTTCACCGGTAAAGATCCTGACAGTATTCCTTTTAGTGAATACGAGGTTTATTCTTTCCTTATTAAAAATTTGATAGCATCAAGACCTTCTGAAAAGATAGTTGAAAAGGTTGAGGTTAACGGTAAGCGGTACGATTCAGTTACCGATGTTACTAAGTTCTCAACTAATCAGGGAACAGCCTTAGAGACTTATAACCAATTAGGCAAGTACAAGAATTTACACTTTATCTGCTCACTCTGCTTTTATCCGGAAGGTAAAGAGTGGGATTCCGAGAACCAACAAGAAATAGCCAAAGACTTTCTTAAAGCTAAGATCGGTTCTGTTTGGGGGACGGTTTTTTTTTACTCAAAAGTTTGGGAGAGGTTGAATCCCGTTTTGATCCTCTTTTTGGAAGAAGCAAATCAAACAATAAAGGAACATCTGAAGGAGATGAGTCAGGACAAGGAGTTTCTACAGACCCTTGGTATCTCTTCAGGAGAGATTATGGCTGGTATAACGTTATGATGGAATCAGTAGGATATGACTTTATAAAGTTTCAGGAATTGCTTAAAACAAATTTTGTGGACTATCTGGGATACTTACAGTACATGAAGCAAAAAGGAGAGATCGAAGAAACACTAAAGGCATTTAACAGAAGTTGAGCGAAACCATACAAGACATATTAGATGAGTTCGGAAAGACTTTAGTTGATGATGTAAGAAAGTCCTTGAATGAAAAACAAGCGGCTAAAGCAGCAAGGAAAGGAAGTTCTTTTAATCCTAACAGCAGACTAGCCGCCTCTATTAAGTATTCAGTTGAATATGGAAACGGGGGCATATCCATGACCTTTTATATGGATAAATCTTACTACTGGATAGATGTTGGAAGAAAGCCGGGGAATGTAAGCCAAGAAGGACAAGAGTCCATAATGAGATGGATTAAGCGCAAAGGACTCACCCCAAAATTATCTGACTTAAGAAAGAAGAAAATAAAAGGGCTAAAAAGCAAACGTGTAAAAAAGGTATTCAAGCAAGCAAGTATAGAATCAAAGATTAAAAGCTTCGCCTTTGCCATAGCCCGAAAGATTCAGAAAAAAGGATATGAAGGTAATCTGTTTTGGGAAAGTGTAAGATATGATGGAAGAGTAGAGATTCTTCAGAAGCTAATTAATGACCAGTTTGAAAAAGACATTGATATAATATTTAAAGACGTAAACGAATAATGGCAATCACAGTAAGTCAACAGCCAGCAACCAATACTCCAGCTTTTAACAATCAATGGTTTGATGCCCTCTCCAATCAGTTGGCGCAGCCTAATTTTCGGTATTATGTAAAAATCACAATATCGAATCAAGCTGGGTCTACCACATACGATGTGCCGGTTAACACGCCTCCCGATACTTATTTAAAGTTTAACGCTAAATCCTTCGTTCGGTCTTTCTGTAAATCCTATATCCCTCTTGGTCTTTATGGTTGGAAAACAGTCACGGACGGATTGATAAAGGTTGTAGTAAACATTGGCGAGGAGTACGGAGCGACACCTACTTATTATGCAGGATCTAATATTACTTATTATGTATGGAATGGAAGGGAGGACTTTTTAGACTGGCCTTCTTACAGTGCTGGTAATTATGTGAGCGATCTTACCACTATTCGGTACTTAAATGACCTTCCTTACAAAAGAGATAATGAGGTTTATGTCACCTCCTCCAACAGTCTTTACTTATACTTCCTTGCTGATGCTACAGCCACTTTTAAAAAGATAGTGGTAGACTCTTATACGGGCGGTCCTATTTATGTACTCACCCTTACCAAAGAAATTAATAATCCTTTTCACAATTCAGCTACCTGGTATGAGAGGTATTTATGTATTGACGTAAGCAAAGATGGTCTTTTAAATTGTCCTTTAGCTCAAGTTACCGGAGGCGTAGTTCCGATAGACCCCAATGCTAGTAAATATGTGTTAAGCTTTATTGATGATGAGAACGATGTAAGCTCGACACTTACAGTTTATGTAGATTCCATCTGTACCAAAGATCAGGTATTCTGGCTTCATTATTTAAACGATGCGGGAGCTTATGATTGTTTCCCGTTCTCAGTAGCGCATGAGAAAAATCATGAATATCAAAAGACCTACGTAGATCACATTCCTTATTCAGGCACTTCTACTTATACCTATGCTTCTACAAAGGGAGTGACCAATACTTTAAGTGTACAAAAGGGAAAGACCTTAAAGTTAAAGTCCGATTGGATCAATGAAACTCAAAGCACTCAATTAGAACAGTTACTTTCTTCTCCTTCCGTTTACATTCAGTATGCAATAGGTCAGACTTATTCAGTCAGGATAACAGATACCAAATACTTTGAAAAGACCTATCAGAATGAAAAGCTTTTTAATCTCGAATTAACAGTAGAGTTCAATCATAAAAACTATAGGCAGGACGTAATATGACAGCTCAGTTAATCATAGATGGAACGAGCGTACAGTTAAGTTCAGCTATTCCGGTATCATGTAATTATGCGATAGCAAATGTAAGAGAGCCTGATAAGAGGGATTCGTCAATGACAAAGACGGTCACGATTCCAGGCACTCAAGACGTTAATCAGTTGTTTGAACACATCTTTGAAGTCAATATCAAATTAAGTTCTTACAACCCCAACGTTAAGATACCTGCAATTTATTATGTCAATTCTTTAGAAAACTTCAGAGGGGACTTACAGCTACTCAGAATCAAAAGAAAAGACGATCTGATATTTTATGAATGTAACATCATAGGGGTACAGGGTAATTTATTCCTTGACTTAGGAGATGATAAACTTGAAGATTTAGACTTCTCAGCTTACGATCATACCTTAAATCAAACCAACATAGTTAACAGTTGGTCTAATACTTCGGGACTAGGGTATACTTATCCTTTAATTGATTATGGGTTCAATGGTCAGAACGCTATCAGTTTTAAAACGACTCACCTTAAACCAGCCTTCTCAGAGTACGAATACATAAAGAAAATAATTGAAGGGAAGGGGTACTCCTATACTTCAACCGTTCTTACTTCGAGTTTAGTTAAGAGAATGTTGGTTCCTTGTGTCGATGAGTTCTTAAGCTTAAGTCCGACTCAAGTTAATAACGCTCAGTTTTACGCAGGGCGTAGTTCTACCCAGAGTTTCAATCATACTATCTCTTATGTGTCGAGTTCGTGGAAGACTGTACCAAACCAGAACGATAACGCCTTAATATTTAACGACGATTCAACCGTTCCCTTTAATGATGCGGGAGGTAATTATAATACGGCAACAGGAGTCTTTACAGTAGGCACAGCCGGATATTATACAATATCTACTAACCTGACAATGGACTTGACCGTAACGCCTCCAACGTCTACAACGTCTTTTTCTGCTCAGGTTGGTTATTCTATTTTAACTCAAAGGTCTACCGATGGCGGGGCAACATGGTCTATTTATCAGTCCTCACCTACAACTTACACTCCTACAATTACAGGAACTACAGGAGCAGCTACAGTCACGGTTACCCAATATCTTACTTGTTCTTCTGCTTTGTTTGCTGCGGGCGATCAGTTCAGAATCAAAGTAAGAACTACAACTTTTTGGAGTGTACCAACTTTCACAGGTGCTAACACAGCGACTACAGGAACATTCACTTTAGGAGTTAAAGTTCCTTCGACATTCTATTGTTTATTGAGTCCTCAAGTAGTGGAGGGAAATACTTTAACGGTAAATAATACTATTCCGAAAGATGTAAAGCAAAAGGACTGGCTTCTTACAATGTTTAAGAAGTACAACATCTACATGGACGTAGATCCTACCAATCCAAAAAAGTTAGTATTAGAATCAAGGGACGATGGGTTTTATACCGGCGCTTATGTGAACTGGACCGACAAGTTCGACCCTAGTAAAGGATGGGAAATTAATCCGGTTGGAGAACTCAACTTTAAGAATTTAAGGTATACATATAAGCCAGATAAAGATTACTGGAATGAGAAATACGAAACTACTTATAAGGAAGTTTACGGATCTGAATTAATTGAAGTATCGAACGACTTTAACAAAAGTGACAATAAAACAGAGCTAATAATATCAAATACGGTATTGGTTGGTAACATTCTTAATGACATGGTTATTCCGGCTATCTATAAAAATGATAACGGAACTATCAAGCCTATGAAAGCGAATATCCGTAGCATTTACTACGGAGGCTTAATCACAATCTCTGGCTCTTGGTCTTTGGTTCATGCAGGAGGGACAACTACTTATACTCAAGTTCCTTTTGCCGGTCACGTAGATAATCCTTATAGTCCTACGTTTGATTTGAACTGGGGAATACCAAAAGAACTTTATTACAATTTCCCTTCTCCTGTTTGGACGAATAACAACCTGTACAATAAGTATTATTCAAAGTTTATTGAAGAGATTACCGATCCAGACTCTAAAATTATAAAGGCTTATTTCCGATTAACCGAAGCTGACATTCATCAATTCTCCTTTAGAAAAAAAGTGTTTTGTCAGATTGGGGACAATGATGCTTACTATGTAGTAAACAAGATTATCAATTACAATCCTTTAGTAAGTGACGTTACTCAAGTAGAACTTTTAAAACTTAAAACAGGAACAACATTCGTATCTGAAATAATTGATATAACGGCTAGAACCGGGAATACTTCAGGGGATGATTATGATATTAAAATCTCTGATCCAACTTTCACAATAGAAGGTAATAGTTCTACTTCGACCTCACGAGTATTTGGGGGAAGTAATAACACAGCAGTTGGAGAAGATAACACCATTATCGGAGGAACGGGTAGTAGGGTGTTTGGTTCGGGTAATAGCTTAGTGAATAGCAATAACGTCACAGTCAATAATGACGTAGAAGATTATTTAGGAATATCTGTCCCTGCCAATACCGAAGTAACAACCGAGGATAACAATACTACCAACTTAAGAGGATCATTTAAAGTAACTGAATCGGGGGCTTCTTTTGTTAAAGCTCCTTTCTTAGGTTACGAATCAAAGACAGCAGACTTTACAACAGTTGCCGGAGTGCCTCTTTATTTTGTAGATGCTACGGGGGGAAATATAACAGCGACTCTTTGCGCTCCTTCTGATGGGACAAGTCAGCCTGTAGAATTTATAAGGGTAGACACTTCAGGAAATACAGTAACAATTACGGATGGGAGTTTTAGTCACTCCCTTACTTCATCATTAGGAAAATCTTATTTATCAAACGGTTCAACATGGTTTCAAAGGACATAGGAATAGACTTGGCCTTGCTTATTAATGTATACAGGCAAGCCTTATTAAACGGATCTGAAGAGATCACAAAACTAATTATTGACACTCAAAACGCTGTAAGAAATGGCAGATGAAAAAGTATTTAAAGTCAAGATTGACGGGGAAGAAAAGTATTTAAAGACAGTTGGAGATTTACGCAAGGCAAACAAGGCGGCTATTGATTCAATGGTTGAGGCCTCGTCTAAGTTTGGCGAAGGTTCAAAGCAATTCTTAGAAGCAAGCAAAAAAGCCGCAGCATTAAAAGATAGGCTGGACGATTTAACCGATTCAACCCGAAGTCTACAAGGATCAGGAATAGAAAAGGCTTCTTCAGGTTTTAATTTGTTGGGCGAAGGTTTACGTAACCTTGATTTTGATAAAGTCAAAGTAGGACTAACTGCCATGAAAACGGCTTTAGCTTCTACGGGTATCATGCTATTAGTTCAGGGTATCACTTACTTAATTCAAAACTTTGATGAGCTAAGTAAAGGCACAGGAATAGTCGCTAAGGCTCTACAATTTGTAGGAGGCATAATTGACACGGTAAAAGATGGAGTTTACTTCTTAACTGATGCTTTAGGTCTTACAAACTCTGAACTGGATAAGATGGGCGATAATATCGTTAACTCTGCCGAGAAAACAAAAGAAGCTTTATCTGAACAGTCCAAAGAATTTGACAGGCAAATAGCAGCAGCCAAAGCAGCCGGAAAAGAAACGATTGAACTTGAAATCCAAAAGCAGGAGAATATCATAAGGACTAACAAGGCTATTTTAGAACAAGCTTTAGCATTTGTAAAAGCAGGAGGAGTATTATCTGAGGAACAAAGCAAAGCAGTTAAACAGGCCATTGAAGAGAATAGGGACGCTCAGAATCAAATCACAGTTATAAGGAATACTGCTTTAAAAGATGAGCAGGATAAAGCGAAGGAAGCGGCACAAGTAAGAAAGAAAGACCTATCTGATAAAGTAGCCGACGAGAAAAAAGCCATCAAAGAGATGGACGATTTCAGAAGAAAGATTGATGAAGATTACAGAAGGGAACAAAGGGAAATTGAAGAGAAATTCAGGCAATCAAAGTTTGAGGACCAGGTAAAAGAGGACGACGAATTATTTAATCAGTACTCTAAAAATCTTAATGATAAAAAGGCAGCAAAGGAAAAGGCAGCAGCAGACGAAGCTAATATTGAAAAGGAGCAAATTAACCAAACAGCCGCAACAGCTCAAGCCTCTTTAAAAGCTACTCAGGATTTATCAGACTTCCTATTTAGTCTTAAGATGAGTAAGATGAAGAAAGGAAGTGCCGAAGAATTGAAAATGGCTAAACGTCAATTCCAAATCAATAAAGCCCTTGCCATTCAAAGTTCAATTATCTCAGGTATTCAAGGGGTAATTAACGCCTTGTCTGCTCAATCTGTTATCCCTGAACCATACGGAACTATTCTAAAGGTAGCCAATGCCGTAGCCGTTGGAGTTGCTGCAACCGTTCAAACCGCTAAGATAGTGAGTACAAAGTTTGAAGCTCCCGGAGGAGATGGGGATGCAGGAGGGGGAAGCGCACCATCTATGCCAGCCTTACCAGCCCCGCCAAGTGGAGGAAATGCACCTCAAGTAAATCAGCAGCCATCGACAAAGCTAGATGATAAAGGAAACAATTTAAGCCAGCCGGCACTTAACATTCACGTTAAAGCCGATGTGGTAGAAACCGATGTGACCGAAAAACAACAAAGAGTACAGAGGCTAGAAGATCAGGCTAAGTTCGGTTAGGTTTTAAGCAAAAAAAAGGGTGACTGTATTATTTAAAATATGTTACCCCTTTTACAAATTGTCTTTGATGAGTTTGAAACAAACTTAGGAGTTCTTGCCGTTTCAGCAGTTAACGATCCTGCCATTCAAGAAAGATACATTAAGCTTTCAAATCAAAAGCTAAACTTCTCTATTCAAGACGAAGAGCAAAGAATCATTTTCGCTCCTGCCCTTATCCCCGGAATGAAGATTTACAGAAACTTCGAGGGTCAGGAATGTGAGGTAACAATAGACCGAGACACGGTTAAAAAAGTAGCAATCAATTACGCTAAGAACAACCGGCTTAACAACGTCAACATTGAACACAAAGAAATCGTAGCTCCTAATGGAGAATCACGGCCTGACATTATCGAAGGAGTAGTATTATTTGAATCCTTCCTTTCTGATGAGAACCGATCTACTTCTATAAAAAACTTCGAGCATTTGCCTATGGGGACTTGGTTCTTATCGGGCAAAGTCTATAACGATCAGGTCTGGGAAGATGTAAAAAGCGGCAAGCTTAACGGTTGGTCTATACATTCTCAATTCAAAATGAAACAAGTAGAAAACCCTGAAACCATTGATGATAGGGCGTTACAGGCTGCCGTCAAATATATTTTAAGCAAATTTTAAGGACACTGTATTATTTAATTTAAGATGGATAACAATATTCTAAATAAAGCAATCGGATTCTTAAGAGAGAAATTTTCAAAAGAAGAGATTGAAACTATCAATAAATACAATCTAAGCCTTAACGAGGCTATCACACCTCCTGCTCCTGTTCAATTAACAGAAACTAAAACAGACAAAGGAATCCTATCTCACGAAGGAGAATTAAAAGAAGGTACACCTGTAATGATTGAAGGTATGCCTGCTCCCGATGGTGACTATACTCTTGAAGATAAAACAGTCTTAACGGTAGTGGCAGGATCTATCACAGCAGTTAAAAAGGCTGAGTCAGAGGTAAAACCAGAGGCTCCCGCTGAAATGGCTGCTCAATTATCAGCACACAAAAAGGAAGTTGAAAAGGCTTTTGAATTAAAGCTTGCTTCTGAAAAAGCTGATTTGATGAAGGAAATCGAAGAGCTAAAAAATCAAAACAAAATCTTTTTCTCATTCATGGATAAAGTTCTTAAGACTCCAGTAGATACTACTGTAGTGGTTCCTGAGAAATCTTGGGAAGATATGACTCCGCTTGAGAGATACAGATATCAAAAAGGTAATTAAAAAATAATCTTAAAAATAAACAACAATGGCAATCAGCTATACACCAACCACAATCTACGGACCTAACTTAGTTCCTGTTCTTGAAGAGATTTTCTTTGAGAATAAAACAATCGCTGAAGGGTACTGTACTTTTCAAGATAACATTAAGTCTGGTACTATCTTTACTGATCCTTCTGTTTCAGTAACCGCTCAAACTTATACTGGAGCCGCTCTTTCATCTTCTGGCTCTATCACATTAACTGATCGCACTATCACTCTAACAAAATTAGAGTATAAGCAGACGTTCTTAGATGAGGCTTTACGTGCATCACGTTTTAACCGTGACATGAAGAAAGGCGCTTGGAATATTGAAAGCAATGAGTTCGCTTCTAAAGTTCTTGGTGTATACGGTCCTAAAGTTTCTGCTGATGCTGAAAGTCTTTTCTGGAGTGGCATCACTTCTGCAACTAAAACAGCTATCGCGGCTTTAACTCCTGGCGCAGCTCAAGGCTCAATGACTGCCGCTACTCAAACGGCTGTAGCCGCTATGACAGCGGGGCCAATCGATGGAATTTTCGCTCGTGCGCTTTATGATAACGGCGCTATAGGTGGTTATACTAAAGTAACCGGCACAACCGTAACAGCTGCCAATATAGCTACTGAGTTCGGGAAAATTTTCGCTGCCATTACTCCAACAGTAATGAATGCAGGAGATAAAGATCCTGTTAAAATCTGGGCGCCACGTGCTTGGAAGCAGTTAATCTACAATGCAAATAACGCAGTAGGCGCAGCTCAACAAGTAAATTTCGCTGTAACTGGAAACGACTTCTCTACCTCTAAGGTTTACTTCCAAGGAATTGAAGTTCTTTTCGTTCCAACACAAAACAACCTTATGGCTTATGCCAATAACCTAAGCGCAGTTAACTGGTGTACTGATATGCTGGAAGACTACAATAAGGTAGAAATTGGTAAGGTAGCTAATGACGGAGACACTCGCTTTATCCGTACCATCTACGCAATGCAAGCTCACCTTGCACGTGCTACTAACGGTGTACTCTACGGAGGATAATCCATACTGAGAGGGGATTAAGTTCCCCTTTCTTTTTAATAACAATTTAAATTATAAATAAATGGCTTGCGCTCTTACACAAGGCAATACATACACAGCCTGTAAACCAGGAATGGGTGGTATCAAAGAAGTTTGGTTAACCGAATTTGATAATGTTACCGCTTATACTGTTGCTTCAGGAATTGTTACCGCTATTACAATGGCTTCAGGAAAACTTTTCCGTAGGTACATTTTAGAAAAAGAAATTGGTAAGGCTGATTGGCCTTTGACTGGAGCCGGTAATGTTTCATACGAACATAAAGTAGATTTCTCTATTCGTGGCCTTACTACTTCAATTCAAAACGAACTTAAGCTGATCGCTCAAAATTCGCTTATCATTATCGTTAAAGAAGCTGATGATACCTTTAGAATTTTCGGAATTACTCGTTCAATGGATCTTGTTACTGCCGGAGGTTCAACAGAACAAAACGCTGCTGATATCAAAAAGAATACTTTATCGTTTGTAGGTAAAGAGCCTAATTTCCCTTGGGAAGTTCAAAGCTCAATCACTACAGCTCTATTATCTGCGGCTGCATAATTTTTAGTTTGGTTTCCATAAAAAAGGGTGGCTCAAAAGGCTGCCTTTTTTTATGCAAAACAGGGGGCTAGTGTATTATTATATATAGGTGATCAGACTAACAAAAAATACAGCCAATACAGTTGTAGTTACTCTTGAAGAGAATAGAAGCATATCGAATGCCTATTACTTGTTTGAGTTTAAGAATAATCAAACTGGGGTTAAATCTTACTGCATACCTGACAACATTAGTACCGAGGTACAGAGATATGATGAGTTTGTAATAACTGAAACCTCAAGCCCTGTAGCCTTAAATGGAGAAGTTGAATTAGATGAGGGGGAATATACATATACAGTTTACGAACAAGCAAGCTCAACCAATCTAAATCCTTCAGGACTCACTTCGGTAGAGATGGGTTTATGTAAAGTATTTGATTCATCAAACAACACTAATACTGAATACTCAGGAGCAAGCACTACCAATACAGTTTATGAAGGGTAATTTAATTAATACAGACGTTTTTCAGATCAAGCTTGCTACAAACCAGCTTCCTAAAATTACCGTAGATAAGTTTAAGAAGATCATAAAGTACGGTTCTAAAAACGATCACCCGGATTATCAGTTATGGCTTTTAGAGAATCATGCTGAACACGGAGCAATCGTAAAAGGAAAAGCTACTTACTTAACAGGACTTTCTATTATTCCCGAAGTCGAAGATCAAAGAGTGAAAGACTTTTTAGATCACGCTAACCCACTTGAAGACTGGCATACCCTTGATTATAAACTTGACATTGATAAAGTAAATCACGGGGGTTATTATGTAAAAGTAGTAACTAATGCTTTGGGGACTCCAATGGAGTTTTACCATGTAGAATTTAATAAGGTCCGAATAAAAGAAGACTTTCAAAACTTTGAGATTTGCGACGATTGGAGCGACATAAGAGCTGAGAGAATTTGTCTTCCAATTTACCGGGATGGGCTTGTAGGTACTTCACTTTATTATTATAAAAGATACTCTCCTTCAAAAAACAGAATAGAGGGGGCTTATCCTAAACCCGAATGGCTGTCTTGTACTTTAGATATTGACACAGATATACGGGTTTCATCTTTCTTTAATTCTTACGTTAAAAACAACTTTAGTGCAGGGACTTTAATTACCATTTTCGGAAAAGAGAACGCAGACCCTAAAGCTAAAGAAGATCTTGTAAACCGTCTTAAAGCTAACCACACGGGAGAAGATACTGCGGGTAATGTAATGGTAGCCTTTACCGCTAAAGATGGAAAGGGGGCAGAAGTATTAACGCTTAACTCAAGTGATCTTGATAAGCAATACCAGGAACTTTCAAAAAGGAACAAAGAAAAAATCATAGCAGGTCACAATGTAACGGGGGTTCTGTTTAAGATTAAAACTGACGATAAAGCCCTCTTTGCTCGTAATGAAATTATAGAAGCTCACGAGTTATTTATCAATGAATACGTAAAGCCTAATCAGGTTGAACGCTGTAAGCTGTTAAGTAAATTCTGCAAGCTAAAAACAGGCATTGAGACAAAGTTTGAGATTGAACAAATCAAACCTATCGGAAGGGATTTGTCTGATCCTAACTTAAGGGAAATGTTTACAGAAGATGAGATCAGAGACTCGATGGGTTACAAACCTAAAGAACTTATCACTAATCCAGCCGCTTCTAGTAAGAACGATGCCCTAAACGCCCTCAGTCCTTTGGTTGCTACTAAGGTTCTTGAGACAATGACCGAAGATGAGATCAGGTCTTTGGCTGGACTTGGTTCAAAAAACCCTCCTGTATTAGATGCGAATGGAACGCCTATTCAGGAGGCTCAAGTTAATAGTAATTTAAAAAGCTTAACAGGAAGAGAGTATCAAAACCTTATGCGTATTGTTCGCAATTACGACAAAGGAAAACTATCTAAAGAACAGGCTTTATTAATGATTAAGTCAGGCTTCCAAATGTCGGAAGCGGAAGCTTTAGAGTTCTTAGGAATAGCAGAAGAGGATGGTATGCCTACTCAGCTATCTGCTCATGATAAATCTCATTTATTCTTGTCCTTATTTGATAAGTACGCTCACGATATAAATGAGGAAGATGAGTTATTAGAGGCGGTTTCTTTAAATTTTAAAGATGAGTTTACACCTGATTTAAAGGTAGGTGATCCTAACAGTTTAAGAAATGCTATTCTCAATCAGCTAAAAGGAAACCCTTATTTATCGGTTGAGGAGATTGCTAAGAATTTCAAAGTAGATAAGACGGTAGTAAGAAAAGAACTTGACTGGCTTGAAGGTAAAAAGTTAATTGACACTTCACAAGGCACAATCGTTCCAACTGAAAAAGCTTTTGATATAGATACTGAAACTATAAAGACAGAAATCTATACTGAATACCGTTACGAGCTAAGAGATGATCTTAAAGGTGAACCTACCTTACTACCAACTTCTCGAGACTTTTGTCGGGATATGGTTGAAAAAACCAAAAAAAAGGCATTGACTTTTGAAGCTATCGACAAGTTACAAAATGACTTTGGTGAGAACGCTTTTGATTTTCGGGGCGGTTGGTACAATGACGGGACTAAAAACACTCCTTGGTGCAGACACGTATGGAAAGCATACACTAAAATAAGGAGGGTTAAGAAATAATGGCACATCTATTAATCTCTCAATCCTATTTAAAGGATAAGTCAGTTATCAATGATAATGTAGACTTTAAAATACTTACTCCTGTTATTGAGTTGGTTCAGGATAAACACATTCTCCCTTTGCTTGGATCTGATTTGTTTGAACTGATAAAAACGCAGTCCACGCCTCCAACCACTTTAACAGCAGCTAACCAAACGCTTTTAGACGATTATATCCTTAAAGCTATGGTACATTATATACTTGCCGAATCGGTCAGTTCTTTTAGGTTTCGTTACATGAATAAAGGAATCCTTACTAAGACTGCTGAGAACGCTCAACCTATTTCAAGAGAAGAGGCGAAGGACTTGTACGATGAGAACATGAGCAACGCCCAGTTCTATGCAGGGGAGTTAAAGAAATATATCACAAGGAATCAAACCAGCTTCCCGGCTTATTTCACGAGTGGAGATGTTGGGGAGACTCCGGCAAGCGCTACAGCTTTCGATTGTGACATTTATCTCCCGAATGATGGGACATACTTTAGTAACGAGGAGTTATAATGGCTAAAAAGAAGAAAGAAAAATTAAAAGAAAAGTTTAAAAAGTACCTGAAAAATACTGATAAAGTAAGTGTATACCTTAGAGAACATAGTAGAGAAAATAGAGGAGTTTGCGACAAATCACAAAGTTCTTGACGGTAGTTTTTATTTGGGTGATCCGTGGGAACATGAATCACAGCCAAATGTAAAATACCCTTTATTACTTGCCGATTTAAACAGCTCACAAACCACAGAAACGGAAAACGTTTTTGAATTTCAATTCTATGTATGTGATAGGGTTCTTAGTGATGAAGATAACGAACTGCACGTACTTAGTGATATGCGCCAATTAGCCAATGATCTGGTAGCTTATTTTGGAGGCAGCACATTTGTACAAGACCTAAGAATAGATGTTGATGTAAACCTTGAAGCCTTTACGGGTAGGTTTGATACTGATGTGGCAGGGTGGCAGTTTCCTGTAAAATTCAGAGTTTATTTCGATTGGGATTTATGCGGAGTTCCAGTTACAGGACAACCTTCTCAAACAAATTCTTTATTAGTTACTATCAAAGATCAGAACGGAAATACGGTTACGACTTTAAATCCAGGATCAACTTATACGATTGAGGTACTTGAGCAATTAGTACAAACATTAAGCACAGCTCCGGCTACAATTATACAGACATTAACCTAAAATGGCTACAGTAGAATTAATATTAGACGTAAAAGCTCCTGCATGGGTTACAGGAAATACTACGGTATTGTCAAATAAAGAACCTGCATTCCTTACCGATGGAAGGTTTGCTTTTGGTGACGGAGTTACCCAAGTTCAAAACTTAACCTTTTACGGGGGAGCAGTTACAACTCCAACCCTTACTCAAGTACTAACAGCAGGGAATACTACTTCGGGAGATAACATAAATATTTCAACAGGAGATTCTATTCTTTATAATTCTGTTAAGTTTTTACACGCTCCTGTATCTAGCACTAATACTTCAGTAGGATCAGGCTCTATGCTTGCAGTAACTACGGGAGTACAAAACACAGCTTTAGGTAATGGCGTTCTTCCTGTCTTAACTACGGGTAATAATAATAACGCTTTTGGGGTTGGGGCTTTAGCTTCAAATACAACAGGCTCTAATAATATTGCCAATGGTGTAGCTTCAATGTCTACCAACGTTACAGGATCTTATAACATTGCTATTGGTGAATTATCTCTTTACGGAAATAAAACAAGCAATAACTTAGGAATAGGATATACTTGTCTTTACAATAATCAATCGGGACAATTTAACGCTGCTGTTGGTTTTCAATCTCTTTACAACACTACGGGAGGAAATAATACTGCTTTAGGTTATAACACAGGATTAGTAAATACCACAGGTTCTCAAAACACCTTTATAGGATGTGAAGCGGATGCGGGAGTTAATAATCTTACAAACGCCACAGCCATAGGTTACCAAGCTATTGTATCTGTAAGTAACGCAGTAGTACTAGGTAATAACGCCAATGTAGGTATAGGAATAAGTTCACCAACTTATAAACTTCATGTTGTAGGTAGCGGTTCGTTTACAGATCTTTATTCTGGAAGCTTAGATATTATTGCAACAGGAGGTACAGATACTCTTAATATAGGTACTGGAAATGCTGATGTAATTAATATTGGAAGATCAGGGGCAACGGTTAATATTTTAGGAACTGCCCTTTATGAGTATGCAGCTAATCAGTACGTACTTGACAAATTAATCACTCTTAACTATAACGGGGCTGCTGCTTCTGCTGTTGGTACAGGTTTTGAGATTGAAGAAAATAGTATAATAACAGGATATTTTAAAACCAATTCAACAAGGAATGGTTACGATATTCTTTCCCCTGCCATTGCTTATAAGTCTAATTTAAGTTTAGCAAGTTTAACAGCAGACAGAACTCATACTTTACCTGATGCTTCGGGCACTTTAATTTCAACAGGAGATACGGGTACGGTTACTAATGGAATGTTAGCGGGCTCAATCGCTTATTCTAAATTAAGTTTAACCGGCTCGATTGTGAACGCTGATATTTCAGCTTCCGCTGCTATTGCTTACTCAAAACTAGCTTTAACAGGATCTATCGTTAATGCCGATATGGGCCTGACTTGGGTTAACTATGGAAACTCTTTAGCGGCTACTGGATATTCAGGCTCGGTCACTTACTTAAATTCCCGATACATGAAGATTGGAAAGATTTGTATTCTACAAGTCTTTTTCACAGGTACATCAAACGCCAACACTTGTACAATCACTCTTCCTTTTGCAGCCGCTAACAACGTTGGTGAGAATCAGGTATCGCTGTTAGCAATAGACAACAACGGGACAAAAACAACATCTAACGGATTCACTACCGCTAATAGTTCAACTATGACTATTCAGGGGGCTATGCTTACAAGTAACGCATGGTCAGTCGCAGGAACAAAAACGGTGTGTGGAGTAATAACATACGAAACAATTTAACATGGAACAAAACCCAATAGAACAATCAAAAAATACTTTATTGACTTTAGTTAACGAAGTAACAGCGCACGGGAAGTTAATTCTCACAAGTGTAAATGCTATTAATTTTTTAGTTAGTAAAGCAAACGAAGCCGAGTCTTTGAGTAAGTCAAATCAGATACTGTCACAGAAAGTACAGGAACTTGAAACTCTTTTGGCTGAGAAGAAATGACACAATTAGAATTAAATTTTATTTGCTGGACGCTGGCGGGACTTGTAGGACTCTTACTTGCCATCATTGGATATTTTGGAAAGAAAGCAGACAAGCACTTAGAGAAGATAGCGGACTCAGTAAACGATTTAAAAATAGAGGTAACTAAGTTGGTTACTAAACATGATGGGCTTGAAAAACGAGTAGAAAAATTAGAGGACGCAGCATGAATATAAGCGAACATATCACATTTGAAGAAGCTACAAAAAGCCCAACAGCTATAAGGAACGGTATTAAAAACGAACCGACTGCTGAGGCTCTTTTGAATATGCAGACCGTGGCTAAATATTGTTTTGAACCTTTAAGACATTGGTACGGAAAACCTATTAAAGTAAATTCTTTTTACAGGTGTGCAGAACTTAATTCCAAAGTAGGAGGCTCACCAAACAGCCAGCACGTAAAAGGAGAAGCTATTGATATTGATGCAGGAAGCAGGGAAGAGAATAAAAAGCTTTTTGAATGGTGCAAAGCTAACCTGGTATTCGATCAGTTAATTAATGAGTATGACTTTAGTTGGGTACACATATCTTTTTGCAAGGGTAAAAACAGAAACCAAACACTAGTAGTAAAATGAAAATTCCAAAAATCCCTTTTGTAACTAAGCTATTTGCTTCCCTAGATAATACCACTTTAGGATATTCGGGAAGAAAATTAACGGCTCTTTTCGCTGTTTTAATGGGCGCTTATGTTACTAAATACAAACTATCCGAAGCAGATCAGTTACACGCTTTATACGCTTGGTTATTCCTTGCTTTACTTTGTTTGGGTATAGTAACCATTCAGAATATAATTGACTTTAAGAACGGGAAAAGAAATGATCCAACAGGACAATAGAAGATATGTCACTACACGATGAAAAACCAATTCACGCAAGGCCTAGCCTTTATGCGTATTACTTCTACGATCTAAAAAAGATTGCATTGAGGTATGGCTATAACCTTGTTTTGCATGGAAGTCTTGATAGGGACTTGGATTTAATTGCTATTCCGTGGCAAGAAAAACTAAAGCCTCACGACAAAATGATAAAATCTTTTGCTAAACACCTAGGGGGTAAATTGCAATTGTGGGGTAAGCTTGAATATACTTCAAAGCCTCATGGTCGAATTTGCTACGTCATTAACCTTAACCGTGGTGAAAAATCAAAAGAGTATAAAGACCCTCAATATTATTTGGATATTTCAGTAGTCCCTTCAAAATGAAAGACAATAGAAAAGCCCTTGCCTTACTTGGTATTGCTGTTTTATTAGCGGTATTGTTTTGGCTTTTCAGAGGGTGTGATTATGAACCTGTCAAGAAAGTAGAACCACTTAAAGAAAAGATAAGGACAGGACTTTTAAAAAGGGATGAGCTTAAGAAAGAGTCTGAGAGAAAAGATTCAGTTCGCATAGTTTATATTACCCGTTGGAGAAAAGCAAAAGAAGAAATTAAAGACAATCCTCAGCTACCTTGTGATTCTGTTATTCCGGTTGTAATTAACCTTTGTGATTCAATAATAAAACAAGATTCATCTACCATAGTATCTTTAAAAGAAGTAATTAAACAGGATTCTATATTACTTTCAGATTATGGATCTTTGGTAAAAAAAGACTCAGTTCAAATCGCTAAACTTGAAAAGAAATTAAGGTTTCAAAAACGTCTTACTAAACTGGCTTTCTTTGGAGGTGCAGTCTTAGGAGTGGGAGCTACTACGGCTATTAAGAATTAGTCTTAATGATCTTTGGATTTTTGGTTTTCCCAATCAATATTTCTACGCCGTAAATTTGATGGCCTAATTCTGGTTTATCAACCACGTAATCTAAAACATGATAATCTCGCTCGCTAACAATAACCTTATAATGATCGGCCTCATCATATCCGATACCTTTAGCTAGTTCGTGTAGTTTCTTCTGAAGCGACCCGTATTCCAAAACATAATCATTCATAACTAATACTTCTCTATTTCTGTTTTTACTTGTTGATAAAATTCATAATCTTTTCCGGCATAAGAAACTGACACTTTTAATATCTCTTCTACGCAGATAAGAGCAATCTTTTTTTCATATTCAGAAGGTAATCCTCCGGTGTAAGGGTATAACTTATCAATTAACTCTTTCGCTTTTTCTTCTGGACTCATTGTTTAATAGTTAACTCTTCTCCTGTAAGAGGTTATTCTTTACTCGGTTTATTCTTTGCCCGATTGTATTTTTTATTGCTACACATAAAACACGAACATGGCTTTCCTTGATGCTTATAACAAATAAAGTCCGTTGGAGATTCTTGCTTCAATCCCAAGTTCTTCAATCGCTTCTTAAACTTTAGCTTTGTTAATTCGTTTCGTCTACCCTTATCCATTTTACTCAAATTTAATAATAAGATACTTTACTTAGTGCTAGGATTTGTAGCAAACCTCTTTCTGTTTTTTCTGGCAATCCTTTTGTTGTGCATTTTCTTTAAGCTGCTTGTTGAGACCTTGACTTTTTCAAGATCATATAGCAAGCTCACCCATTTGTCATAAATCAATCCAAGACTGTATGAAAACGGTGTTGAAAGACTAAATTTAAGAAGGGTGGCAGTGTGAAGCCCGTCTTTAGAAATAAAAGATATTTCCGTGAATTTATTTAGGTTAAACTTATAGTCGTAGTTCTTCCTGATTTGCTTTAATAGTTCTGCTTTCATAAACAAACACAATTACATTTATTCTTATGGTTAATTAATCTAGTATTAGCTTCCCGGTAGAGGGAGTCTTTGGTGCGGGCTTCCATGTTAATTGAATTGGATTCTCTTAAAGAGAATTTGATCTGTGAA